CACAAATTACATACCCTAGCTATTAAAGGAGATAATAAATGGCTTACAACCAGGGTGAATACTTTGCTAAAAACCCAGAGATTGTAAAAATCTTTGACGATATGGAACGTTTCAAAGCGTTCTGCAGGACCGCGTACTTGTTTGGTCATGATGGCTATACTTGGGACGAAAGAAATCTGTATAATAATAAAAGTCGTGCTTGGCAGGCTTATAGCAGATTCCGTTCAGGCGGCAAACGTAAATTTAATAACCATCGTAATGATCGTAATAATCAAGGTCGTTATCAGAGTAATAGGAGACACTAATGACAATCTTTATCGTAGACATTGAAGCAGTAGATACTAGGTATACTAAGCAGTGGAAAGAATATCTTCCAAAGCAACTGCAACGATCTACGAATGAAGAAGTTATTGTTATTAGTGGTGGAGAAGTACCTCAGGCTACAACGCCTGGGGCATTTCTTAACTTTGCCGGAACTAACAATTACAAATCTCAACAGATGTTAGAGATTAGCAGGATGTTTGCAAGTGGTGAAATTAAAGATGATGATTATTTTATCTATACCGATGCCTGGAATCCTACAGTTATTCAATTACGCTATATGGCAGAGCTATTGGGTGTTGATATTCGCATTGGTGGTTTGTGGCATGCAGGTAGTTATGATCCGCAAGATTTTTTAGGTAGACTTATAGGTAATAAACCTTGGGTAAGGAATGCAGAACGTAGTATGTTTGATTGTTATGATCATAACTTTTTTGCTACACAGTTTCATATAGACTTATTTTTACAAACATTTAAAAACAAAGGTGATCCTATTTTAGATAATAGGCACGTTAACGAAGATAAAATTAAACGTGTTGGATGGCCTATGGAGTACTTGGCTACTAGTTTAGATAGTTATAAAAGCATGCCTAAAGAAGATATAATTTTGTTTCCGCACAGAGTTGCTCCAGAAAAACAAGTTGAAATCTTTAGAGATTTAAAAGAACAATTACCGCAATATGAATTTATTGTGTGTCAAGAAAAACAACTATCAAAAAATGACTACCATAATTTGTTAGGTAAAGCTAAACTTGTGTTTAGTGCTAATCTACAAGAAACACTAGGTATTAGTTGGTACGAAGGTTTATTAGTTGATACTATTCCTATGGTTCCTGATAGACTTAGTTATAGTGAAATGGCAGATCAGCCTTTCAAGTATCCAAGTATTTGGACTAAGAACTTTGAGCAATACAAAAAATTTAGACCGCAACTTGTTGACAAAGTAATTGATTATATGGAAAACTATGATAGTTATAAAGGTCCTATGAATAAACAATTATACAACTTAAAAAGATCTTTCTTTAGTGGCGAAGCATTATACAAGGAGGTAAGCAATGGGTGATGATTACGATACAGGTTATATTACAACAGATTCACCAAGTATGGATTATGGTCTTAGTGATGTAACAATTACCATTGATGGTGTAAATGATACTGGTGGTGAATACATTATCAATACAAATAGTGCAGGTCCAAATATTACATTTGATAGTGCAGGTAGTACAGGTGGTTATTATAATATTTTAGATACCATGATTGATCCAGACGAAGTAGAAAACATGTGTAAAGAATATCCTGCACTTGTAAAAGTTTGGCGCAACTTTGAAAGTGTATATAATATGGTTAAGCAAGATTACAAAGGTAAAAAAGAATCAGGGGAAATAAAAGATGAACTTTTTTAAAAACCGTAAACGTGTAATTACAGATAGAAGCGGTAAAGTACCTTACCTAGTAAGATATTATTTGTTTTTAAAAGAAAGAAAAAACTTTCCTTTTAACATCACACTACATAAAGTTTTAGTAAGTGATGAGCCTACACTACATGATCATCCTTGGAGTTGGGGAGCATTTATTATTAAAGGCGGCTATTGGGAACATACACCACAAGGCAAGTTTTGGCGTGGTCCAGGTAGCATACGTTTTCGTTCAGCAAAAGATCTACATTGGTTAGAGCTTGCAAAGGACAAAGATGGAAATAACATTCCATGTTGGAGTTTATTCTTCATGGGTAGAAAAGCACAAAGCTGGGGCTTTGTAAAAAATGGTAAATGGATCGACAACAAGGATTATTTAAAGAATGTTTAAGAACAAGCAAGATGTTACAGATTGGGCTTTAGACCAAATGAACAAATATGGTATTAGACAACCTGAATCATATACTAGTCAAGAAATTAAAGATGCTTGTCCAGAGGTTCCAAACTGGTTTATTAATAAACCAACTATTAAAATATTAGATGAGGATGATGGATATCATGATTAAAAAACACTATTACAACTGGCAAGACGTAGAACGTATGTGCGTTAGTATTGTAAATCAAATGTACGCTGACAATTGGAAGCCTGATTACATTGTAGGTATTACACGTGGTGGTAATGTACCTGCTACTATTATTAGTAACATCACAGGTATACGTTGTGAAGCACTTAAAGTAAGTTTACGTGATGGAGAGTCAGGTAAGACTGGCGATAGTATGTTATGGATGGCAGAAGATGCATATGGATACAACGATGGTACAAAAGTAACAGCAGGGCCATTAGAAAAGAAAATTCTTATTGTAGATGATATTAACGATACTGGTGCTACGTTTAATTGGATTATGCAAGACTGGAAACAAGGGTGTTTGCCTGATGATCCTAAATGGAATAATGTGTTTGGTAACAATGTTCGCTTTGCTACACTAACCGATAATTTAGCAAGTGATTTCAATAGTACAATATCCTATAGTTGCCACGAAGTAAATAAAGCAGAAGAAGATGTTTGGTTAGTTTATCCTTGGGAACACGTTGGAGAATATTAATGATTGAGAAGCAGTTTATATTTCCAACACAAGTATTTAGAGCTGTATACGACAAAGCTCAAGAGCTACAAAAGTCTGTAGTTAAAGAGCTTTTAGCAAAAGAAAAAACAGATAAATCTCCTATAAGATATACTGCTAACGGATATACATCATACGGCAGTGAAAGTATTTTAGAACATCCGTTGTTTGAAGATTTAAAAAACTTTATTGATGCAAGTGTAAAAGAGTGTCATAAAGAAACTAAACTACAACATACGCCTTCACTTAAGAGCAGTTGGTTTAGTATTAATCGTAAGTACACTTACCACGAAGAACATAATCATCTTCCAGACACATGGAGTGGAGTATACTATATTCAAGCAGATCAAGATCATCCAGGACTAACACTTGTTAATCCTAATATGAAAGCTAACTGGCCGAGAGTAAATGTTTCAGAACTAAATGAAGCAAACTCTCCTAATGTAACTTGTGCGGCAATGACAGGAAGTTTAATTATCTTTCCAAGTCATTTGCATCATAAAGTTGAACAACAACTTACAGATAAAGAACGTATAATGGTGGCATTTAATTATGGATTCTAAACCTTGGACAGATGTACTAATTGAGTCAAAAGACTTTACAGTATACAAAGATGGCTATCCGGTTACTGAAGGACACATTCTTTTTGTGCCTAAACAAGAAGACTGGAGAGGACTAACAAAATGTATGGAGGCCGCATATAAATGGGGCTATGATTGGGTTGAACGTGGATACTGTGATGCGTTCAACATCGGACAAAACGTTGGAGAAGCGGCAGGACAAACTGTTAACTATCCACACGTTCACTTAATTCCTAGGCGCAAAGGCGATATGGATGATCCACGCGGCGGCGTACGACACGTAATACCTAAACAAGGAAACTACAGGAAAGGAACTTATGTTGAAACAGCAAATGATTGAAGCGGCAAGAAAACATGCCGAAGCAGAAGTCCTATTACACAAAACTAATATTAATGTGTATATGGAAAAGGTTGTAGGCATTGGCGAACATTCAGACATCATCGAAACAATTCAAAAAGAATTAGATGCTATGGCAACTGCTGATGATAGACTAGAAATGTTGAACAAGTATTTTAATGACTAAAACACTATTCATCGGCGATAGTCACGCACACGGATACTCTGAAATCGGTGATACAATCTCAGCATGGCAAGATAATAACTATGCTGAGATATATGCCGAAGAAAATAATAAAGAAGTTATTATCTATAGTCAACCAGGTGGATGTAACAGAAAATATCCTGCTTGGGTTAAATCAATGCTTGATCGTTATGATGACATTGATGAAGTATTTGTGCAAAGTACATATTGGAATAGATTCTTACTTGCATGTTCACGTAACTTAGATGTTGGTGAAAATACAAATGTAGATTTGTTCTTAGATGACAATCAACCAAAAGACGAAAAGATAAAAAGATATACAGATCATCGTGTAACTGAAAATTACATTGAAATGATTGATCAAGTTAGAAAAGAAAACTACGAAGAATTTAAAGGTTTCTTTTTTGACGATATGAAAGTACAAGCAGACTTTAAACCCTTTCATGAAAAATATATCTACACAAAACTTTGGCACGAGCTAGTAACACCTTTACAATACAAAGACTATTGTTTAGACTTATTAGCAATTGATACTATGTGTGCTAGACGAGATATTAAATGGTATCAATGGACGATTAACAATAGAGTATTTGTTCCTGACAATGTTGAGCTTTACGGAGATTGGCAAGCAGGTACAAAAGCATCATCGTCCGCAGAAGGTTATTTGCAATTAGCAAAAGCCATTAACATAGAAACGGACGAACATAGAGTCGACGGCGAGCATTATACTAAGCATATACATGAATTAATTGCTAAAGACTACTTAAATTATGTTAAAAAAGGTTGACACAGACCTAAATATATTGTATAATATAAACTATTACAGGCAATCCACTGCCTTAACATCGGAGAACTAAATGAACAAAAGTGAAGAAATTAAAGCAAGGTTAGAAGAGGCTGGCATTAGATCTTGGGCTGGTGACAACATCAGTGACGTTTTATTAGAAGGCGACAAAGAAGCACTAATTGACGAAGCAACTGTAGCCTTTGAGAGTGTACTAGACTCACTCGTAATTGACAGGCATAATGATCCTAATAGTATGGGAACTGGTAAACGTCTAGCAAAGATGTATATTAATGAATTAATGGCAGGACGTTATGATCCAATTCCAAAAGCGACAGCATTTCCAAATGACAGTATGGATCGTTATGAAGGTATGTTAGTTGTTAGAAGTGAACTTACAAGTATGTGTTCGCATCATCATCAGATTGTAAAAGGTGTTGCATACATTGGTATTATTGCCGCAGACAAATTAATTGGACTAAGTAAATACACCCGTATTGCACAATGGTGTGCTGAACGTGGTACATTGCAAGAAGAACTTGCAAATGATATTGCTCGCGAAATACAAAAAGCAACAGATGCAGAACACTTAGGTGTTTATGTACAAGCAACGCATGGTTGTGTAGAGAACAGAGGTGTTAAGGCACATAGTAGTCTTACACAAACAACTGTACTCAAAGGTGCGTTTAAAGATGACGCAGGTACTAAAAAAGAGTTTATGGATAACATTAAACTGCAACAGGAGTTTGCTTGTGGAAAGTAAAGAAAAACAATTAAGATATTCAGAAGCATTTTATAGTGTACAAGGTGAAGGCAAATTTGTAGGAGTACCTAGTGTATTCTTACGTACATTTGGTTGTAACTTTCGTTGCATGAACTTTGGTACAGATGAAAAACGTGACCGTTGGGAACAACATAAAGCAGGTAAGAAACATAACGCAGAAGTAATGGAACTTATTAACCAAGGTGTACACGAAACTACAAAAGAGTTTAACGACTTGCCTATCATACATACAGGCTGTGATACATATGCAAGTATCTATCCAGAGTTTAAACATTTTAATAAACTAGCAGGTGTTGATGCTGTTGTTGAACATTTACTATCACTTACTCCTAATGGTAAATGGGTACAAGATAATGGACAAGATGTTCACCTTATCTTAACAGGTGGTGAGCCGTTATTAGCGTGGCAAAGGCTCTACATTGATTTATTTGAACATCCACGTATGAAGGATTTAAAAAATGTTACATTTGAAACAAACACTACACAACATTTACACGAAGATTTCTTTAACTATCTTAATGATCAAGATAGAATCCAAGTCACTTGGTCTTGTTCCCCGAAACTTAGCGTTAGCGGAGAACCTTGGGATACTGCTATTAAGCCTGACGTGGCTAGTGAGTATCAGCTTGTTACTGACAGCGACATGTATCTTAAGTTTGTTGTCGCTACTCAAGGTGACTTTGATGAAGTCAAAAGAGCTGTTGAAGCTTACAGAGGTGCCGGGTTGGAATGTCCAGTATATCTTATGCCGTTGGGCGGACGCAGTGAAGAATATGCCCTCAACGTTAAAGACGTGGCTGAAGCGTGTATGGCCGAAGGGTGGAGATTTACCCCCAGACTACACATTTCACTCTTCGGAAATGCGTGGGGCACTTGATGCAAAATACAAGAACAAGCAACACGAAAGGGCGATGAAGGCGCCTATTAACGAAGATAAAATAAGAAAGGCAGGATGGTGATATATGTTAGATAAAGTAAAAAAAGCATTGGGTATGAAACCCGAAAAAGTAAAAGTACTTTCTGCAGAAGAAGAACGCAGAGCTATTCTTGAAAAAGAAAAAGCACAAGCAACTAAAGATAAAAAGCCTTGGGTAGCAGTACTAGATACACAAGTGAATCCAGATAACATTAAGAACGGGTTCTTTGAGCTCGATTGGAATAACGAGTTTATTGAACAACTTATTGATGCAGGATATCAAGGTGAAGAACCAGAACAGATTATAGATCAATGGTTTAGAACTATTGCTACACAAGTTTTAGATGAAGAAGGTCAAGAACCTAATCGCGGTATGGGGTATATCAATACTAGTAAAGCAGACGATAATGGTAAAGCTGAAGTTAAATAATGCTTGACAAAAGCCAGATCTGGTGCTATAATACTACTATAATAATTACAAAGGCAAACTAATGACATACATTCTAGTAGACACAGCTAATACATTTTTCCGTGCAAGACACGTTATACGTGGTGATCTTGATACAAAGATAGGCATGGCTTTTCATATTACACTAAGCAGTATTAAGAAAGCATGGGCTGACTTTGACGGCAGTCATGTTGTGTTCTGTTTAGAAGGACGTAGCTGGCGTAAGGACTTTTACGAGCCTTACAAGCGTAACAGAAAGGTTGCACGTGATGCACTTACTGAATCGCAGGCTGAAGAAGATAAAGTGTTTTGGGAGATGTTTGATGAGTTCAAAGACTTTGTAAGTACAAAGACTAACTGTACTGTAATGCAACATCCACAACTAGAAGCAGATGATCTTATTGCAGGTTGGGTACAAGCACATCCTAATGATAATCATGTTATTATTAGTACTGACGGTGACTTTGCACAACTTATTGCACCCAATGTAACACAGTACAATGGTGTTAGTAATACAATTATTTCACATGAAGGTTACTTTGATGATAAGAAGAAGCAACCTGTTATTGACAAGAAAACTAAAGAGGCGAAGCCTGCTCCTAATCCAGAATTTATGTTGTTTGAAAAGTGTATGCGTGGTGACACAAGTGATAATGTGTTCAGTGCTTACCCTGGTGTACGTACAAAAGGTACTAAGAACAAAGTTGGTCTTATTGAAGCATTTGAAGATAAAGACAACAAAGGTTACAACTGGAACAACATGATGCTACAACGCTGGACTGATCATGAAGGTGTAGAACATCGTGTACTTGATGACTATCAACGTAACGTTGTCCTTTGTGATTTAACTGCACAACCCGGCGACATTAGAAGTATTATTAACGATGTAATAGAAGACAACATGGTTGCAAAAGAAGTTACACAGGTAGGTATGCGTTTAATGAAATTTTGTGCTAAACACGATATGCAACGTATTGCAGACAATGTTCAGTTATATGCTGATCCACTCAATGCGAGGTATTCATAACATGGAGGCAAAAATGACACTTAAGGCAAAACCAATCCTAAAGAACAAATTTTGGATTGTAGAAAAAGATGGTGAACGTATTGGTACACTATCAAAACAAGAAGACAAAAGATATATGTATAGTTGTTCATCTGGAACAGATTACTTTACTGATATTAAATCTTTTAATAGTTTTATTGGCGGTATTAGTTACGATAAAGCAACTATATCAGACGGTAGTTCTGCTACTAAAGAAATACACGGTTTTTCAACGTCTAGTACACCTTACAATGTAATGTATAATGTACAAAAGAAATTACCGCTCTTTACTAAAAGTAAAAAGTCTAAGAGTTTGTATGCGGCAGGATATTACATTATTCACTTTGACAAGGGTTGGGTCCGAAGTTTTTGTCCTAAACTAGTCACACTTGAAAAGTATGATTACAGAGGTCCTTTCAAAACTGAATTTACAATGAGGCAGGAACTTTCAGATGCAAACAAACGAACCAATTAATACTATACCAATTCAACAGTTTATACAAATTGTAAAGACTGCTGAAACTACTAACCAAAAAGAAATCAGAATTCCACTAGCACAAGCCAAAGCACTTGTATACGCCCTAGGAACTGTAATGGCAAATCATCAAGGAAGACTAGAAAAACTTATTATTGATAATAAATCTAGTGCAGATGATGAACCTGTAACAGTTACTATGGACGGCGGTGGAGACTGGAAATGAAGTGGTTCATATTAGTATTATTTTTTAATCAAGGTGATCCGTATATTTTTACAAAACCTACATTTGATTCAGAAGATCAATGTATAGGTAGTATAACAGATCCTCAATTTTATCCAACTCTAGTTGAAAAACTAATACAAGACTACGAAGGTCGAATGGAAAAAATTGAACACGTATTTTGTATTGATAAAAATCAATTAAAGATACTATTAGAATATAGAAATACACAAGACGTCTAATTATAGTGGTAGTTTTCTAATAAAAAAAGATAAATATATGCGTAGTTAATTAAAAGGATACGCATATGAGTAGACCAAAACCAACGATTATTTTAGAAAATGTTGACAAAGCATCTTATAAGTGCGAGCAAGTTTTACAGGCTGAAGCTATTTGGGCTGTGTTTTTTAAAGGTGCTCCGTTTAATCTAAAGACATCAAACGCAATAACAAACTATCCTGGACCAAAGTATAAAAAAGTATCCTTTAGTAATCCAGGACATGCACACAATCTAGCAAAAAAATTAAACGATTTATTTAGAAGTGAAGACTTCGCAGTATATAAACTTACCTCAGGTGAACTGGTTACAGATGAATGAACTGGAAAGAAACATATACTAAAGTCTTTCTAAAGCAATCAGACATTGCTATTAGCGATGCCAATGTTAAACAGTATATGTCAGACTGGTGGCAAAACACCAGAGGTAAAGTAACAGGCGGACTAAGACTTACTGAAGACGGCTTTGATTTTTTACAAGAAAAATTAGATATACAGATGTATGAAATTCCTTTTCCTAGGGATTTCAAATTTACGACACAAACTTACATATTTTTAGA